TGATGATCTGAGAGAGTATTATGAATACTTTTAATAATAGTAATATTTCTAAAGAAGATTTACAAGATGCTATAATAGATTTAAGTAAAGATATTATAAGAAAAAGAAAAGAGTTAAAATATGAGATAGAAGAAGTAATTAAGTGAAGTTATAAAAAAATGAAAAAAATTGTAAAAGAATGATGAAAGGATTTAACTAAAATGAATAGAGATGATTATGAAGATTTTTTATTAAAAAATATAAATAGAATATTTAATCTTTATAACAGTTCAGAAAAAGAGATGAATAAATCTACTAGAGAGTATATTAAAAGAAAAATAGAAGAATAAAAAGACTATCTTGAGTTAGACTTCTCTCTAAAAAGTCACTTTTATATTTTAATTTAAATAAAGACTATGAAATATTGAAATAGAGTAAAAATTATAAGTTGATTCTATGAATGATTAACTTGATCAGTTATAGAATTCGATAAAGATTCTCTACTATATAGAGTTAAATGAATTATTTATACAGATACTTGAATTGAAATGATAGATATTAGTTGAATAAAAATAGAAGAATTAGAAATAATTAAATAAAATAAATATTAAAGATCACTTAAAATGTGATCTTTTTTATTCTTAATTCATATTTTACTAATACTTCTAAAAAAAAGAATAAATAAATAAAATTATATTATAGAAAGTTAATATAATAATATAAATAATAAATTATTCGATACTAACTTCTCTATAATTACTTAAAACTTTATATTTTAATTTAAAAAAAGATTATGAAAGTAAATAAAGAAGAATACAGAAAATTTATTATAGATATCCTAGATCAAATTGAACTATGACATACTACTTGAATCGTAGGAGCAAAATATAATAAAGATATAGCATATATTAACACTATTTTACAAAGATACAGAAGATGAGATTTTAAACTATGGTTAGATAAGAAGTATATAAATATTGATTCTAAGATACAACATAAAGTAGAAAATCATAAAATTCGAAAAAATACACAATCTTATAAATTAAAACAATGTATAATAGTTAAAAGAGATCAAGAAGTATTATTAAAAGATTATTTAAAACTTTGTGAATTTCTTAGAAAAGATATTGTTAGATTAGATCTTACAATTAAAAAATTATCTGAAGAAAAAAAAACGTATTTATCTAGACAGAAGAAGTAATTACTTAAAACTTTATATCTTAATTTAAATCTATATGAATAATACTAATAAAGAAAATACTCTACTTGAAACTACTACAGATGAAATAATTTTAGAGTATATGATAAATGATATATGTATATCAAGAGATGATGCTAGAATCTTAGCTAGAGCAAGAATATTTGAAGAGAATTCTAATTTAATTAACGAATAATATATTATGAGTAACTATAAAGAATCATTTAAATTTACTGCAGAAAACTATACGTATAATAAATATACAGATGAAGATCTAAGATCTAAACAAATGTTCTATTTATTACAAGATAAATTTAGAAACTTTGAAATTAAATGAGTTTCTTGATTAACTACTAAATATAAAGATTTTATAGAAAGTAGATTTCAAGAAAGTAAAGAATATATTAAAAGAACTTGAAAAACTGATAGATTAAAGAAACAAACTGATAAGAGTATTAGAGATTGAATCATATGAGAGTTATTATTTGCTTATTGTATGAAATGAATAATCTCAACTCAAGTATATGCTGAATTTGATGTTAGTGTTAATTATGTTCCTTTCGATGTTAAAACTAAAGCTACAAAATATTCTACACTATCTAAAATTAAAGCTAGTAAGTATAATAAAACTTATTTATTAGCTGATCAATGTAAAGAGAATATTTTCTATACATTCTGTTATCTAGATTATGAAAATGATAGAGCTTGTTTTATAATGAATAAAGATCTTATTTGAGATAATATTAAACAGAAGTTTTATCCTAGAGATGAAAACCCACCATTTACTGATGAAACGATTGAAATACAATTTAATCATATAATTCCAATGTGAGAATTTATTTACTAATTTAACTATATATGAAAAAATTTGATATTGATCTTATAAATAATTTTTGTTTATATCATAAAAATTTAATTCAATCATTACGACAAAGATTTTTTAGACTTGAAGAAATAAGATTAAAAATAAAAGACTTAAATAAACAAAAAAGAAGATTTATTAAGTGATTTAACAAGAATAGAGACCGAAATCAAATAATTTGAAGAGTAATAAACTATGATGATAAAATTTCTAGATATAATTATAATATTCAAAAATTAAGTATTAAAAAAGATGAGGTACTTTTTAGATTTATTAAAAAATGTATTGAAATTGATGAATCTAGAATTTTAAATACTAATAGAATATCTTTAGAATACTGATATGATAAATTAAATAATAAATTAAACTTTATAGTAATCTCAATAGATTGAAAAAGATTATTTTGTTATCATATTTATGATTTTGATAATAAAATTAAAGATTTAATAACTTCTTTACTTACTAATAATTAACATTATGATAAAAGAAATATCTAAAATAGTTCTACGATCTGAACTACAAGAGTTTTATGATGAAACTCTACTTAAAGAAAGAATTATATCACATGAAAATATTCTTTCTACTACTTACAATATTTCAGAAATAGTACAACATACAGATGAATATTGAAACATTATTGTAAGATTCTTTATAACTGTATAAAATATATTTATTACTTTAACTTTATTACTAATTTATAACATTATGTTTAATTTAACACAAGCACCTAGTATTTGATTTAGTTTAACTTTTATTTTTTCTCTCTTCATAATATTTATTAGTTTAGATTTCTGATTTTCTTTTCTTAGTAAAAAAATTCACTTTTCTAATCTATGCTTATTTTGATATATAAGAAAATTAGTTAATAAATCATATAGTTTACAAATAAGTAAAGATATACTTTGATCTAGATATGATAACTATCTTAAATCTACTATTAGATTTAAATTAAAATGAGAAAATCAATATATTATTATAAATTGAATTATTCTACATAGTTTTGATTTGAGTACTAATAAATGAGAAATATCTTTATTAACAGTATATATTCTTAACTCTATTCCTTCTTTACAATTACAAATGAATGATGATAAGTTACTATCTGTTAATTTCTGAATATTATATGATTCTATTAACAGTAATACAATAGAACAAAGTAAAAAATTTATTGATAACCTTTTTATTAGACAATAAAATATCTTTACTTTAATCTACTATACTAAACAAGGTCTAATACACCTTGTTTTTTATTTTCTTTCTCTTACTTACTTTGATCGTATATAATTATAGATATAAGTAATACTAATTCTAATAAGTATGCAAAATATTATAAAACAAGATAGAGATTGAGAATATCTTATTTCAACAGCTTGATTTCAAAGTAAAGATTGATTTATTTATGAAACTAGAATATTTAATAGTCTTTTAAATGATGAAGATATATATTGTAAAAACTATACCACTTTAGAAGATAGTTTAAGTTGACATCAAGATATAGTAAATAATCTAGAATCAATTTTAGATCTTATTTAATTATAAATAAAAAAGAAATGATAAATAATAATGAAGAAATAGATAAAGAAGTAGAAGAGTTTAATTTTGAAAATGATGATATACAAGATTCTACTATAATTTCTGATTGATCTCAATGAGTTCTATCTTGAGAGGTACAAAGTATACAATGAGAACTTATTATTGAAGATAACTCAGATATTACTAATTGAATCGATATTAGTTATGATACGGTAAATCCTGCTATTGATGTATATATAAATAATATTGTTACTGTTGATGAATCTAAACTTAATGAATGAAATGAAAAATCAATTAGATTAAATAAATCTGGCAATAGAAGATGAATCTGAAGAAAACAAGGTGATATGCCTTGTCATAAACAAGATGATCTCTTTGTACAAGCTAAAATAGAAGCAGCTGTTATACTTGGTGCTAATACAGAACAAATTTGTTTAGCAGCTAGAATTTCAAGACCTACTTATTATAAGATACTTAAAAATAATCCCGAATTTGCTGAACGATTAGAAATTGCTCAATCAGCTCTTTGATTAGTTGCTAAAAAGACTTTAGCCGCTAGAATAGAAAAAGATCCAGATGGTAGTTTAGCTCTAAAATATCTTGAAAGAACAGAACCTTGAAGATATGCTCCTAAACAAACTATTCAAACTAATCTTATTCCTATTGTAGAAACTACTTCAGAAGAACAGGATAGTTTACTTGATAGTCTCTTAAATGACTAATATATATTTTTAACTATTATAATATGACAGATAAACAGAATGTAAAAATTCTAAATAAAATAATCTTATTTGCTACAGAAAGAGCTAAAGATTGTTTACAGAATAATTTATCAGAAGAAGAACTTAATGAAAAGTTTCTTAGATTTAAAATGGTACAATTTGAAAGATTAAGACAATTTAATGAAAAATTTCAATTAGGTACATTAGAAGAACTAGAAGATCAATTTTTAAAAGAATATCAAGATAATTTTAATCTAATATATAGTACATTAAAAGATACGTATAAGATTAAATAATCGTATATAATATAAAATACCACATTTAATTATTCTATATTTATATAGTTAAGTATTTAAAAAGAATTATATATTACGTATAATTCTTTTTTTGTTTGAACTAGATCTATTTATTGTATATAATAAATAAATGTAACAGGTAGTAATGTATACAAGTCTAAGATGACATCCTGTTTACAACACTCGAGTTGATAGTTTTGATTATTGTACTGATGAACATAATCCTCTACAACAGTTTTACTGGTTTTATCTAAGTTAAAAAAATCTTTCACTATAGTTTTGCTAATTTCACTAAGTATGTATCTCTTGAGATCGTAAGTAAATTTTCTATGTAGAGTAATCAGTTTTGCTAGATTCTGAATAAAAATCTAAAAGTATAACCTCTGTAACTACTGAATAGTAAGACAAGTTATACTTTTTTAGCGTTTTATTTTGTCTAATTATACAATAAATTCTAAAATAATCAATCTAAAGTAAAAGATTTTGTTCGTGTTTCGCTTCAGTTTTCAATATATATAAATTATAATAGAAAAATATATTTTTCATCTTTCTTTCATTTTATTTAATTCATATATCTACTTTATTTATTTTCTTCTTTAATAGTAATTATTCTTTTAAATTAAAAGTTTCATTTTAAATTTCATATTTTAATAGATGGATTAAGATTTATCTTTTAAATATAAATTACTAATTTTAAATATTTTATAAATACTAATTATGAAAAATCATGATTTTAATACTGTTACTTTAAAATTAAAATATTGTACATTATATAAAATACGATGTAATCTAACTAAGAAATGTTACTATTATAAAACTCGTAAAGAAGCTGATGAAGTATCTAGTGATAACTGGTTAAAATATTATAATGTTCCAGATTATAAATCTAAAAAGTATTTAGATAGTATATCTCTTTATAAACAAGATCTAAGTATATAAATCAATTGATTCTAAAGAGATTGATTTATTCTAATATTAGTTATAAGTAAATATACTATCTATTGTTAAAACTCATTTAAATAAGTTTTTCTAATCTAAGAAAAAAGAGAGAAAAATAGGAAAGTACCTTGTAAAAAAAGATATATTAAAGTATATCTTTTTATTTAATCAACTTACTCTTAAAAGTACTGTCTCATCTCTAGAAAAAAGAAAATTTCAAGGTGTCGAACTCAAGTTCTCCGAAAGAATCTCTTGTTTATCTACTGTAAACTCTGAAAAAGAGAAAGAGAAAAGAAAGATGAATAAAAAATTAAAAGAAGAAACAACTCTCGATCACAAAGTTCTCTCGAGTTGCTCACTATGTTCGAAAGAAGAAAAGATTCACAAAGTTCATCAAAGAAAGATCGAAGAAAAAGGAAAGAAATGATGAAAGAATGAAAAAAAAAGTTCGAATGAAGCGTTAGTGAAGTGAGAACTGAATGATAGAAAAAAGAAGAAATAAGTCTATCACTATATTCTCAATTTTTTTACACATGTCTCAAATAGAAAAATGATGAAAGAAATAAGAGATCAAAATCTCTCTTCATATGTTAAGAGAAAGATCTCAAACTAAAAGACTATTAAGATTACTAAAACACTTTGTGTTACAGTATAGAGAATACGTTTAGTAATCAAATGACAATTATATGTCTATAACTGTCATTTGATTACTAAAAAGAGTATACATATTACTGTATACTCTCAAGGTACTCTTTTATTTCTTAAACTATAACTAAATTATTTATTTCAATAAAGTTAATAGCAGAATCAATTTCATCGAAAGATTCATCTCAAAAATTACAAAGTTCTTCATATTTTTCTAAAACTCAATCTCTTTTTAAATCAGAAAACTGAGAGTATCATAATTTACTAATCAATTCAACTTCTAAATTTAATCTATTCTTATATTCTCTTGCTTCTCAAGTAAAACTTTTTTCAAACTCTTTTATTTCTTCTTTTAACCTTTCTTTAAATTCTTTTTGTTTTTCTACTATTTTAGTAATATATTCTTTTGTATATAGTGTTCAATCAAGAAGTCTAATTGTAGAAGCTACAATTCAATTATAAAATAAAACTGGATAAAAAACTCAATCAATTTCTACTATTTCAGTAGAAATAAGATTCTGATCTATAGTAGATAAAACTTCAACTCAATTTTTAACTTCAGTAATAGGTTCAATTTCACGTATAAAATTATCATTCTTAACTTCTTTAACTATCTTATCTCTAAGTAAACCATTCTTAGCTTCTTCTCTAAGTATAGATAAGTTATCAATTACTTCTTTTTCTTTATTTGTCATAGTATGTATAAATTATTATATAAATTATAAAGATTATTATCTTTATATTACAATTTTATTTAAACATTTCTTTTTTTTAGATCTATAAGAAAACTAAGAAAATAAAAAGATAACATAAACACTAGACTTTTATTCTAAAGTAAATTAAAACATATTTAAGACTTTAATCAAGAGTAAATAGTCTACACTTTATCTAGACAATTTCTAAACTTATACTATTATACAGTTCTCACTACACTTCGTTTCGTTCGAACTTCTTCGATTACTATAAAGATATAAAAGAAAGATCAAAGAAAAAGAAGAGATATACTATAAAGATATAGTTTGAGATTCGAGTCGAACGTTAGTGAGACGAGTAGATGAGATAAGAAGAAAATGAAAAGTTAATTTGAGTTCATACTGAGTTTTTTGTAGAAATTTCTCAGATCCACTTGAACAAAGTATAGAATTTTTAAAAGTCAAATTACTCTTTCTTTACTACTCTATTACTTATCTACAAGGTACTTTACTATTTCTTTCTCTTTTCTTTAAAATATCTTCTTTAAATACTTCTATATTTTTCTTGTTTTATTCTTCTATTTCTTAAATTAAAGATCTCTTCTATTTCTCTTCTCAATCTTATATAAAATCGTATATAATATAAAATAACAAAACAAAATGTTAATCGTGTATCGTAAAACACGCTAAATTTATTACGTAATAATTAACACATGTTTAGAGAAGTATATCAAATTATAGATCCTTTAAAAAAGAAAGAAGTAGCTAAAAGAATAGTAGAAGATCAGAAATTTAGAAAGCAATATTTTTCAGAAGCTTTCTTTTCATTTTGTAAATACTATTTTAATATTATTTTAACTGACGAAGTCTCATCGTATCATAAAGAATGGTGTGAAAATATGAGAAAATGAAAGAAAAGTATGATTATTGGTCATAGATGAAGTTGAAAACGGAATTATACTATGATGCTTATAATATGGTCTATTGTTTATAAAAAGAGACATCATTTAATTATTTTTGCTTTTACAGAAACGAAAGCAAGAGAAAGATTATGAGATGTTGTATCACAATTAAAAACAAATAAACGTTTAATAGAAGACTTTTGAAAACTTTTTCCAACCTGAAAAAAATTAGAAGATGAAGATATAGTACAGAAATGATTATGAGAATTTATTACAACTAATAAAATTAAAGTTAAATCTTTATGAATTACAGGATCTTTAAGATGAGCTAACTATTCGAATCAAGAATGATCTTTTAGACCAGATTTTTTAGTATTAGATGATGTTGATGTAACAACTTCAGTTAGAAATAAAGATGTAATTGATTGAAATTTTGATATCTTAAAAAAAGAAATATTTTGAGCTTTAACTGCTAATGCTCAAGTTATATTTTTATGAAATATAATTTGAAATGATTGACTAGTACCTAGACAAGAAGCACAAGTTAAATTTAATCCTAAGTGGTATTATTCTAGAATACCTGTAATTGAAAATTGAAAAATAACTTGGAATAGATACGTATTAACAGATCAAGAAGAAAAAGAATATAAAGAAAAGTGAATAACTAAAATATCATTAGAAAGTATTAAAAGAGAGGAAGAAGAAGATTGATATTTATCAAACTATATGTTAATTCCAAATATTAGAAGTTGAAATCCAGTATTTGATTCTAATCAAATTTTAACTTATAAAGAAGTTGAAGAAGCTTCAAGTAAAGAAATTCAAGAAATAGATTGAAAAAAGATATTTTCAGAATGAAAATATATAATTGATTCAAGATATAAAGATATGAGAATCTATAGACCTTGAAATAGAAAAGATTATTATTCAATGTGAGTTGATACTGCTAAATGATGACCTAAATGAGATTTTTCAACAATAGTAGTAAGAGATGATCAAGATAGATTATGTTTATGTTATCAAAGTAGAATACCACCAGATACTTTAGCATTAGTAATTGACTATATAGTCGATAAACTATGATATGAAAAGATTTTAATATGAATAGAAAGTAATAATACTTGAATTTCAACAATTGATGTAGCTAAAACAATGTATTGGCATTGATTACTATATAAAGAAAAAGAAGTTGATACAATTACAAATAAAACAAAAAGAAAATATTGATTTTCAACAACTTGAAAAAGTAAACAGTTAATTATTTGAAATTTAGAAAAAGCTATTAGAGAAAATAAATTTGATATTCTAGATAAAAGAGAAAAAGATGATTTTGTAAATTATTATTATGATGATAGTGGATCAACTAATGCTTTATCTGGAAAATTTGATGATTTAGTAATAGCAGAAGCTATTTGTTTATATATGAATAAACAGTCAAGATCTTTTAACTGTTAAATAAAATCTGTATATAATAAAGATATATATTTAGTATTAAATTAAATAAAATATGATATTAAGAGAAGATCAAGCTAAAGTAGCATATCAAACAAGATTGAATGAACTAATAACTTGAGAATACTTACATGATACAAAGAATTCTAATTTTTTGTATATAAGAAATAAATTTTTTAAGGAAGATTGACTTGATATAATACCTTGAAATGATAGATATGAAAGTGATACATTTACTAAAGCACAACTTTTAAATGTATGAAGTTGAGTATTTACAATGGTATCAGAAACAATAGCAAAGTATGTATGAGATCCTTGAATAGATACATACTTTCCAACTAAGAAGTTAGTAAGAGATTATATAACATTATGATTTGCTATATTTGATCTTGAAAGAATCAATTGAAAAATTAAAGTAAATTATCTTCCAGCTCATAATTTTTATGAAAGAGATTGAAAGTATAATGTATTAAGTTTTTATGAAAGATTTGATGAAAATGGATGAATTGAAGAATATTTTTTACAAAGATCATATAAATGATCAATAATTGAGAATAAACTATTTAGAGTTGAAATTCAATCTAAACATATTTGAAGAAATATGTGAGAATTTAATGCTTTAGAAAATGCTACTGAAGTTCCATTAAATACTTTAGTACAAACTGATTGATTACAACCTATAGTAGATACTTGATTATCTCAAACATTCTTTATTATAAGAGAAAGTAAGTTATATCCTGAAAGATCTTTAATTGAAAAAATTAAAGATTTAGTATATTCAATTGATAGAAAAGAAGTAATGTTTGAAACACAGTTTTTACAACATATTGAATCTTTACTATTATTAAAAAATATTGATCTTCCATTAAAATTACTAAAAATAAAAGAAGAATGAGAGAAAATATCATTAAGTTCAATTTGAAGAATAATTACAGGTAATGATCAATCAAGTATTGAATTTATAAATAATGTTAATCCTTTAATAATAGATGCAGTTAGTCAAAGATTACATCAATTAGAAGAAATTAGTTCAATCACTTGAATTCCATTAGATTTTCTTGCTTGAAATGAAAGAGTATGATCTATATGAGAGGATTCAAGAGCTATGTTACATTGAAATTTTGTAAAAACAATAACTTGAATAAGAGAATTATTTGACGAAGTATTAGAACAACTTTTAGATATAATAGAAAATGAAAACTGAAGTATCAATAAATTATATGTTTGGGAGGATATTATAGTTAAATCTGATAAAGTATTAGCTGAAGAAGTATTTATGACATATTGAAAAATGAGATTGATCTCAAGAAAAACAGCATTAAAAAGATATTTAAAACTATCTGATGAAGAATTAGTTGAAGAAGAGTTACAAATTGAATTAGATAAACAAAAAGATTTAGAACAATTACGAAAAAGTGAATTAGCTAAAGCAAATGCTAAAGCTGAAGCACAAATAAAAGTAGATAGTGAAAAAACTGATGATGATATTGAATTAGAAATTGCTAAAGATAATATTAAAAAAAATCTTCCAGTAATAGATCAAGAAGAAATGAATATAGAGTGAACTTTATGATCAATGACAACTTGAGAATATAATATGTCAGAAAGTATGAATTATTCAGATATAGTTAGTTAAAGTAAGAAAAATTACTATATTTCTACTTATTGTATATAATAAAAATATGTAGAAATATAGTAATATATTTAACATCTCTAAATCTTTTAATTACAACTAAATGGCAAGAGAAATTAGTATTACAAAAATGTATGAAAATATTAAATGATGAGTAGTTAATACTTATGATAGATTAGATTCTTCATGATATGTAAAACTTTTTGTATATAGTAATATTTTACTTTATACTTTAGCTTGAACTTGTTGAATATTAAAATTATTTTGAGTTATTTAATATTTGTCACTATTTATTAAAAGCCGTGGAGGGATTGATAAAGAAATAAAAATATTAAATTCGAGATCGTTATAGCTCGTTAACTTATAATGGTAAAAATTATTTACTTCGTAACATTTACGTTAAAATGGATGAAAAAGAAAATGTCATTGTAGATCCTGTAAAGGAAACACAAGTTGCTTGAGATACTACTATCGTAACAGATGAAAGTAAAATTTCTGATGAAGCTAAAAAGAAAGGTGATTTAAGTATTGCTTTAACTCAAGAAAGACAAAGAACTAAAGAATTAAATGATAAAATAGCAAAGTATGAAGCTGCTGAATTAGCTATTGAGGAAAAAAAGAAACTTGAGAAATGACAACATTTAGATGTTATCAAGTCAAAAGAAGATTTAATTACTCAACTTAAAGTTAAAGCTGATTTATATGATGCTTATGAAATACAAAAAGAAAATAGTCTAAAAAGTGAATTAGAACAACTTGAATCTACTATATCAGCAGATATAAAATCTAAATATGAATCAATATTAAGTGATTTATCATTAGAAAAGAAAGTTAACTTCTATAAAACACTAGGTGAGACTCTAAAAAAACCAGACTTTAGTAATAATCCAACGGAAGAAGGAAGAAAACTAAATGTATCAGATTATGAAAAAGCTAAAGCTGCTTGAGATATTGATTGAATGTTAAAGTATGCTCCTAGAATAAAATAATCTAAAAAATTTATTATTAAAAATAACACAAATTATGAACGATAAAGAAATGAGTTATGATTATCAAAATCAAGTAAGAGATGTAAATGAAATATTTACAACTGTTACAAAAAGTTCTCCTGTACTTAGTAAACTAATTAAAGTTGATGGAACAAGAGCTACTGCTACTAAACATGAATGGATGGAAGATATTGTTTCTCCAAAATCATGGACACTTGATGCTGATTATGTTGCTGCTTCTGGAGTAATGACTCTAGTAAGTACTGCAGGATTAACTGTAAATACAATCCTTACATTTGATAAACCTACTGGTGCTTCTTCTACTTTAACTGTAAAAGTTTTAAGTATAGTTGATGGAACAGATATAACTGTAAGTGTATATTGAGATGATTCAGTTGATGAAAACTTAGCTACTGCTTCACTAGTAAAATTAGTAAGTTCACCTAAAAAGGAAGGTACTGATGCTTCTGCTTCTGATGGAAGAGAACCTAGTATGAACTTTAACTATACACAAATATTTGATTATACTGCTAAAGTTTCTAAAACTGCACAGGCTATTAAAATATATGGATTAAATGATGCTATTGGATACCAAGTTAAGAATGGTTTACTTGAAATCGCATACGAAATGGTAAGAGCTTTAATATATGGTAAGAGAGTTGCAAGAAGTGCTACAGAAAATGGAACATTTGGTTGAATTCTATACTTTTTAAATAAAGCTACTTGAAATAAACTTTCTGCTACTTGAAATGCAATTAGTTGATCATTTTTAAATACTGCATTATCTACTGCAAATGCAAATGGTGCTACTAATCTAGATATGGTTATTGGACATCCTGATCAATTAAGAAAAGTTGCTTGAACTGGGTTTTCAGTTGCTGAAGTAAATGCTTCACAATCAGAGAGAACAAGATGAGTATTTATATCTGAATATAGAGGTGATCTTGGAAATCTATTAACTCTTGTATCTGATAGAAACTTTCCAAAAGATAAGGTTATTATAATTGATAGTTCTAAACTTTCAATTAAGGATCTTAGACCTTTTACAGATGAAGATGCTACTCTTCCAGGTTGAGATTATTACGCAAGAAGAATTATTTGAGAAAAAACTCTTGAGTTTAAAAATGCTGAAACTGCTGTAATGATAACTGATCTTGCTATATAATAGTAAAACAAAGAGATTAAAAAACAAGAAGAGATTAAAGAATATATGTTCTTTAATCTTTTTTTTGTATATAATAAAAACTATAAAGTAAATGTAAATTATACTTTAATTTATAACTAATTTATTTATATTATGAGAATTAAGTGACAACCATGAAATGAGATTTTTATAAAGGAAACTAATTCTTTTATAAAATTTAATCGTTTATGATACTTAGATCTTGATATTTCTACTTTATGAGAATCTACTTTAAAATTTCTTTGATTAAATAAAGAAATAGTAGATAAAGAAGATAAACAAGAAGAAGTAAAAGAGGATACTATAATTTTAGAAGAATCTACTAATAAAGTAGAAGAAGTTAAAGAAATAGTAGAACAACCTATTTTAGAAATTAAATCTAAAGAAGTTGTAAATAAAGTTACTAAACCAGTAGTTAAATCTACTAAAGAAGTAAAAAAAATTTTAAAATCTAACAAATAATCATTATGTTTAATGAATTGATTGTTCAGGAGAAATGAGTATCTACTATTAGATATGGTTTAAGTGTTTTAAATCCAGATGGAAGTAAAATCTGAGGTTGAAGTGCTACTAGTACACCATATACAATGTTAGCTTACTATGATACTACTGATCTTACATATAACTTTTCATATTTTGCTGAAGCAGATGTATGAACACTAGTAACTGAATCTAAATGGAGATGTTTCTTAGTAACTGAGGATAAAGCTTGAAATTTTATTAGTAAAACTTGGGCATCTTGAGGAACTTTTACAAATTTATGAGATGAAACTACAGTAAAAAGTTTAACTTATAATTAAAAAGAAAAATGTCTAAATTTAAATTTAATCCTTTATCTAATAATTTAGATGAAGTAAATAATAAAACAGTAGAGATTACAAATGATGAAGGAGTAAGTTTAGATACTATTCTTTCTTGAAAAGCTAATCAAGATACTACTTATACAAAAGATGAAACTAATATTTTATTAGATGAAAAAGTAGATATTTCTAGTATGTCTTCTAATATAGTTTTATATTCAACTACAAGTAGTTGAGATTTCTGATATACTAAATTAGTTACAGATATTGATAGTATTGATTATAATACTATTCCTGTTGATGTTTCAACTGGAGAAATTATATGAAGTAATCAACTAGTTTGATCTTTAATTAGTGATTCAAATATACTTATTTGAAATCCTTGAATTGTTACACTAACTACTTTATGAAATATTAAAAAAATAAGTTGATCTCCTTGAAGATTTGCTGAATTCTATTTTGAAATATATAAAAGAGATAATATTTGAACTGAAACGTTAATTTGTACTTCAAGTGTAACACCACAAGTTGAAAGTACTTGATATGAACAATTTCTTGCATCTTGTATGGTAAATGATTGAACTTTTTTATCTACAGATAGATTAGTAATTAAATATTATGCTAATGTACTTTGAACTTGAGCTATCTTTCCAGTATATGAATTTCAGTTTTGAGGAGCTAATCCAGTTAGAACTTTAATTCCTGTTCCAGTATCAGTTGTTCCTACATCAACAGAAAATTTTACTTTAACACAATTTCAATGACCTGGATCTGCTAATGTATGATCTTTAGTATGAGTATGACCTGAAAATAAACCTGCAGTAGTTTTAGCTAATCCTAATTTTCCTGTAGATGAAGTAGTTACTATTTTAGATAAATGATTTGTATGAATTCCTCATATAACAGATACTAATTTAAATTTAGCTACATTTTGAACTTGACAAACTATTAGATGAATTGCTGTTTCTGATTATGCTTTAGTATATGTAGCAAATCAAACTACTACATCTGAAAATGGATTTTATGTTATGTCTCCAACTACTCATTTATTAACATTTATAAGATGATTTGATGCTGCTTGAATGTGAACGTTTGTTTATCCAGCACATGATTCATCTACATTATATATATTTAAATATACTTGAACAATTTGAAATCTATCTATAGTATGAGGTTGAGCTCCAGTTAATATGGTAACAACAGATACAAATCAAACTATTTGAGGAATTAAAACTTTTTCATTAGATTGATACTTTAATACAGTTAGAATCGGAAGATGAAAAAATAGTAGAATTTGAAATATATTACTTTGAGATACTCTTTGAGATGATATTTCTACAGGTACTTATAATACTTTAATTTGAACATCTGTTGCACAATATCTTACAACTTGATATTGAAATACTTTAATTTGAGCTTACGCTTGAAATTTAGTTTGGTCAGGTCATAATAATACATTTATTTGAAATAATGCTTGAGCTACTTGAAATTTTTCAAATAGTATTGCAATCTGAGATTGAGCTGTAGTAACTTGAGATAATGAAATTATACTTTGAAATACATCTAATACTTCTATTACTTTAAATTGATTAGTATGAACTGCTCCTGCTACACCTACTTCAACTTGAATTAAATGAACTATTATAGTAGATTGAAATCATACATATACTTGTATTGCTACTAATTCTTGGGTAAGAAGTCGAAATTCTAATTTCTTTGAAACTAAGAGAATCTCTTGAAAGAAAACTTTAGTAGATAATACAGTTACTTGATTCTTAGATATAACTGTTCCAGTATCAACTATGTTAGGATGATCTATTGATTATACAATTAAATGTACTGATTGAACAGATTTTCAAGCTCATACATGATTATATAAATTTAGTGCTATAAATAAAGCTTGAACTGTAACTTCTGCAAGTAATGAAGTAAGTACAGCTGAAACAACAATAGTAACAGCTTGAACATTAAGTGATAATTTTAGTATTACAAATACGTGATCAAGTATTCAATTAAATATGAATTCAAATACTTCTTTTTCATCTACTACAGAGTTTACAATAAGTTATAATGTTATTCTAGATGATTGAGCTTCAACTATAACTCAACTTTAACATAAAATAATAGTAAATAAAGAGATGAAAATCTAATAGTTTTCGTCTCTTCTTACTATAAAACCTAGTTTAAATATCTTATAAATAAAAACAAATATGATTGAATTTCTTAATTTAGCATTAGCAAATAAAGATATGTTTACATCAATTATTCTAATTTGAGTAATTGTGTATCAAACAAGAACATTAAACTCTTCTTTAAAAACATTAAAAAAAGATACTGTAGTTTCACTTTCTACGTTATGAGAAACTTTTATTTCTACATTTAATAAACATGAAATTGAAGAAAGAACATTACAAAAAGATTTAGTTACAAGATTTATAAAACACGAAGCTGATGATAAAGAACAATTTAAAGAATTACAACAAAATTTTTGAAAAACAACTCTATCACAAGAACAAACACTAGTAATATTTAGAGCTGTATTAGATAAACATATCAGAGCTAAGATTCTCTTTTTAAAGAATAAATTAGAGATAAATTGAATTCAAACAAGAAAAGATAGTTTAAAATTACAAATTAAAGCTGAATTTGAGAAGATAACTCAACAAGAAGCATCAATATTATCTTGATTTGCTACTCCTGCTTGAAATATTTGAGAAGTTTTATTGTGAGTAATGAAAAGTACTAAAGATTGGAATAAATTTTTAGAAGATGTTTATGAAGTATTCTTTTCAAAAGAATATAGTAAAGATCTAGATAAAACTGCAGTTATCAACCAAAAACTAGATGACATATCTGCAATAATGAGTGAAATTGTAAACTGACTAGTAAAACAAATTGAATCTAAATTTTAAATTTTGTATACAATCTTAAAATAATATATTTTTTAAATAAAATTATAATATAACGAAAAATATAGATAATTTAATTTATAACTAATTCTATTATGGAATCTACTTATACTTATTACAGATGAAAAGAAGTTGATGTAGTTAATACAAATAACTTATCTTTAAAAATATTACAAAGAGAATGAATGACTTTATCATATCCTTTACTTTGTCTTATTAAATGAACTAATGAAAAAGTTGAAGTTTTATTACAAGATCTTATAATTAGTTCAATACCTTTAATACATAACATTGATAATCAATGAAAAAATACGTAAAACTGCTTATTCTCTTGATTTTATTCTGAAGTGTGATATATTGAATCATTCAATCACCAAACTCTTTGTTAACTCAAAGTACTCAAGATAAACTTTTAGATTTATCAGATAGAATCGATACATCATTTAATGATATTGATTTAAGTAATCTAAAATAAAATCATTAAGAGATAAAATACTCATTAACATCTATATATAACGAAAATATTTTAGAAGTATTGAGTAATACAAAGTCAAATCATTAAGACACGATTTTGTACTTTATTCATAATTTAACTAAATGAAATATCTATCGAAAATAGTATTAACAATATTACTCTTTAATTCTTTTGTTAATACTATATACTGATACGATTTAACAAATCTAAACTGGTCTAAAGCCAAAAAAAATTACTGTGCTAGTAATGTAGTAAAAGCAATCTGATTAAATCATAGATGAGATGCATATACATATACTAGTCATATCGATAAACGAGAAAATCCAGAAGTTTGAGAGATAGTAGTAATCAATAGATATACTAAAAACTTTCAATGAAAATGAACAATGTGATATAAATATTGACATCTTGCTATTATTACTGAAGTTGATAGTATAAATAAACAAGTTAAAACTACTGATTGAATTTATACAATACGAATTAAACAGAATATAGTAGCTTGATATATTTCTGTTAATAAGATGATTGAAATGTGAGCTACTAATATAAAAATAGAAGAATTAAGTAATTAGTATATATTTTAAATATTAACATTTAATTTTTTATAAATGAAGAAAAAAATAGATACTTTAGTACAATTAAAAATATTTGAACCAGTTTTTAAAACTAATCTTGAATTATATTATAATTGTACATTTCAAGAAGCATTAGATAGATTTAGTATGTTTAATAATAAGTGGAATATTACTAATAGACGAAATGAAGAATTAGGAGATTGTTTAGGTTGAAAATATATTTATCAAGAAGGTTATAATAGAAATTTTATTTGGGTTAAAGATATTACAAATTTAGGTCCTCTAGTTCATGAATTAGCTCATTTAGTTTTTAATATACTTAATCTTATAAATTTAGATACTGATCTAGAAAATGATGAAGTTTTTGCATATTTACAAGAATACTTTTATAATGAAGTAATAAAACAATTAAAATGAAAATAACTAAAGAATTAAAAGAAGATATTAAAAAAAAAGACTTTAGTGAAATATTTCATAGTGAAAAACCTTGGACAAAAGAAGAACGAAAAGAATTTAAAAGAAGATGGAGAGAAACTATAAAAACTTTTATACCTAATTAAATATAAGATGATAGATAAAGATATAAATCGCTTACAATCTAATTTTAAGTTAAAAGTAATTGATTTTTTACAAGAAGCTAAAGATAAATGATTTGATATTATAATCTTTGAATGATTAAGAAGTAAAGCTAGACAAGCTTCTCTATATGCACAAGGTAGATCTAAACCTTGAAATAAAGTAACTTGGACTTTATTAAGTAATCATTTAACTGGTAATGCAGTAGATATAGTATTTAAAGATAGTAAATGAACTCCTTCTTGGAATTGAGATTATGATTCTTTAATAGAAATTGCTAAAAAATATTGAATTAGAAATCTTAAACCTAAAGAAACTGCTCATTTTGAGGATGATTGAACTATTTATATTAAAAAAGAAGATCTTATTTCTATAATTAACAAAACTATGAAAGAATATATTAAAGTAAAAAGAGTAAAAATATTTAATACAGTTGATTCTGATTATACTAAAACAATTACTGCTTGAGATATAAAAGATTTAATTGAGATTTGAATTTCAAGATATATTGATACTAAATGAGATCTTGAACAAAGAAAAGTATAAATAATATTATATGAATTTTACGTATATAAACAATATTTCTATGAATTAGAAGTATATAAACATAATTTCAATACATTTTAAGTATATAAAAAGATTTATAGTAAAATATAGATCTTTTTTTAGATTTTTTAGTCTAAATCTATTTTACCAATAGAATTTTGATTATATTATAAATTAAATATCTTATTTATCAATTTAAAATAAAAGATTTAGTTCGTGTTTTGTCTCGTTTTTCAATATATATAAATTATAATAGAAAAATATAATCTTTCATTTTTTTTAAATCTTTTTATAATCATATATATGATTTATTTATTTTCTTCTTTAATAGTAATTATTCTTTTAAATTAAAAAGTTTCATTTAGATTTTCATATTTTAATCTTATTGATATAGATTACTATTTATTAAGAAAGTAGTTATAATTATTATTTTCTATATTATCAGTAAAAATAATAATTGTAACTAAGATAAGAATAGAAAGATATATTTTTAATATCTATATAGTAATTAAAATTATAGAATCAGTATTAAAACTAATTGATCTCAAAGAGATTTATATAAATTGGTATAATCTATAAGAGAAAGATTTATCAATTGATATAACTAATTTAAATAAGTTTTTAGATAATTGTATAAAATATATTTATCTTATAATTAACAATAATAAAATGAATCAAGATTTAACTTATCTTAAAAATCAATATAATTATATAGTTTGACTGATTAAACAGAAAGAAAATTGATTATTAGTTAATGAAGTTAATCTATTCTGGTGAAAGAAAGATTTATCTAGAATTAAGAGATTACTAGATATAGAATGAAAAGAAGATATATTATAATTGATAAAATTAAATAATCAATCTAAAAAGTTCGTATTTAGACCAATATTTAAATATAGATAATATAGAAATTTCTTATATTTGAGAAAATAATGAAATCTCTGAAGAAGGCATTCTTATGATAGACTATGTGAATGATTAAAACTAATTAACTACTATTTATTTAACTTAATCTACTATGAGAAATTTAATTAAATCAATGATAGAAGTCTTTAATGATTATAAAAGAAAACATCCAAGAAAACTAGATATTGAAATAATGAGATTAGTTTATCAAAGATGATTAGAAAGAGATAAGAAGTTTATTGATAGAAGAAAAAAAGAAAAACTTAAGAAAAAATTAACTAATAAAAAATAGAACTATGATAAATGATAAAAGAATAGATTTTGATGGAAAGAGTCATAAATTAAAATACGAAATTATAAGAGAAGCTTGAAAACTTTGACTAACTAATTTTGATTTAGAATGTATATTATCTGAAATGATATCAAGAAGTATAAACAAGAGATTAGATAAGAAGTATTGAAAGTATAATATTTAATTAAAAAAAGAATATGACTCCATATGTAGAAGAACTTAATGAAATAGATAAAAAATTACAAGAAGTATATCCTAATCAAACTTTAAAAGAAATTTGGGAGAAAATTCTTAGAACTACTATTACAAGAGAGTTAAAATATAAAAAAAGAAAGGATAAAGATAAGAAAAGAAAAAAATTAACGAAAGAAATGCAGAAAAAACAAAGAAAAAAATAATTTATTTACTAATTAACAAAATTATGATAACTAAAACACAATTATATATAAATCAAGAATATTTTAAAAATATTGATTTAATTACAAAACTAGAAGAACAAATTAGAGAACTTAGATATAAAAATTTAGATTTACAGGAACTATTTAGAGAAACAGTTAAATGAACATTAAGAAAAATTAACAACTAGTAATATGAAAGATTTAATAATACTTGCTTATAATAATAAAGATGTTCAATTAACACTTTGGATATTTACTATACTTCCTCTATTTTATCCCTATATTCGTATTCGAAAATATAATAAAATAAAAAATAATTTTAACAATAATAAAAAATAACTATATGCACAATCATAGATTAAATAGATATACAGAGTTTTTAGAACTAATTGATTATCAATTAAGAATTGAAAAAATTCTTAATGAATTTGATAATAAAGAAAAAAACTGAACAAGTTATGCATCTGAATTTATAGAAATATTAAATTTAGAATTAACAAATATTAAAATAAGAATAGAAGAAATGAAACAAAATTCATTATTATTAGAATTAAAAGCAATAGTATACGAAATAACTAATGATAATCAAATATTTGAAGAGTAAAAGATAATTAGTAATTTTATTAAAGTTAAAGATATTGATAAAAATACTATTGAAATCTTATTTGATACTACTAAGATAATCTAAAAAAATAGTATATAATAAATATATGATAAGATGATAGTAAGAAAAGTTACTTCGCTTAATGAAAAAAGACTTTTCTTGAATAATTCTCTTATAATAAATTAGTTGTATCTGAGATATGTAAAATTGCTAATTAAAATAAGTTCTTTTCAGTTCGATTCTGAGTATTTTAGAGATACTATGGTTAGAAGAATTTCAAATATATTTCGTTTCATAGTCGAAATTAGTTATTATTTAGAATGTTACCGAATCCATTCTAAATAATATGCTATCTTAGCTCAATTGGCAGAGCATCTGTCTTGTAAACAGAAGGTTTTCAGTTCGATTCTGAAAGATAGCTCCAAGTTGCTAAACTTAGAATTAGCTGAGATTCTATAAGTTTTATCTTATAGAACAAGAGAAGTTTTATTTGAAATAGTAAAACAGTAAAGATATTCTTTTTTAGAATATCTAATATCGCAGATTAGTGTAACGGTAACATATAAGCCTCATAAGCTTGAGTAGTGAGTTCGACTCTCACATCTGCAACCATTTCCTTACATCGTATAGTGGTTAGTACGCTAGACTGTCACTCTAGTAGCGAAAGTTCAATTCTTTTTGTAAGGACCAACAGAGTATAGGGTAGTAGTTAACCCGCCAATTTTGGGAATTGGAGAACGAAAGTGCAACTCTTTCTACTTTGACCAAGAAAATTTAAATAAATAATTTCTTTAAAGATGACTACTTCTAGTATATTTTTACTTACACCAAGATACTTATCTGTAGCAGAATTAAAAGCTAGTAGTAAGAGTACTACTCTTTTAGCATTAACAGATACAGAAATACAAATTCTAATAGTTAAAGCTGAATCAGAAGTAGATAAATATCTATGATATAGTTTTACCTATTTTCCATATTTAGATGAAAGAAGTCTATGTATTTTAAGTGAATTAGATCAATTAGATATTAAACAGTCTGTAATGTATATTACAGAAAGTTTACAAAAAAAATGAATAAGTGTTAATAATACTTTACCTTGAATTATTACTTCCGAAAGTGATGGTGATAGATCAATTAGTTATAAAGTAAGTAACACTTCTAATAATATAACTACTGTAATTCCAGATATTGCAATAAATATCTTAAAACAATATAAACAAATCTTTCTTTCTCAAGAAATATAATTTAATCTAAATAGAATGTTAATTGATTTCTTAACTCATACTTGTACTATTACACAAGATGTAAAAGTAAATGATAATTGAGATGCATATACTACACAAAGTACTGTTTACTCTAATATACCTTGTCATTTATATTCTATTTGATGAGGATATCAAAAAACTCAAATTTGATTAAATACTGATAATACAAAGACTAAATTAACAATACAAGCAGATAAATTAAATGTAAGACAAGGACAAACAGTAGAAGTTTCTACAGCATTTTGAGTAATATGAAAATTTATTATTGATATAGCTCCTAAAGAAAACTATATTTCTTGACAAATTGATTGTATTACATTAGTATTAAAAAATATATAATGTCTCTAAATGATCAATATAAAGAAATAGTAGCTAGAAATCTACAAAGAATAGTAAATCATGCTGAACAGTTAGTTAAAGATAAAACACCTATTGATACTTGAGATTTAAAGAAAAGTTTAACTCAAAAGAAAATATCAGATTTTGAAATTGATTTAACTTTTGATAAAAAAGAATATGCTAGTTTTGTTGAATATTGAGTTAAATGAAAAGAATATAATTATCATTTAGAAAATGAAATTTATACTTGAGAAGGTGCTTGAATGATTAGACAAGTTTATGATGAATTAAACTGAAAATTATGAAAAGAAATTACTGTTTGAATGATAAATTAACTAACTTTACTACTATAGTATATAATAATAAATAGAAAAATGATAGAAAATATACAAGAAATAATTAAAGTTCTAAAACTTGATTCAAGTATAAATACTTTAATACCTTGATGATATAGTATAGGGGCTCCTGATGATATTCCAACTGAATGAACAGTATATTGTATATTTAGAATTATTTCTGTTAATGATGTAAGTATAGTTGAAAAAAAATCAAGAATTCAAATTCTTTTAGTTAATTCTAAACAGTATACAATTCTTAATACTATTGATAAGTTAATTACAGAAAAGTTAATGAAAACTAATGTAATATGAAATTTTAAATATCATACAATTAGTACAAATTGATGAATTGATTGAGTTAATAATTTAAATAGAAAAACAATTAGTAGAGATTTTATATTTAACTATGATTTGAATGAATACTAAGAAGAGTAAAATTAAAGATAGTAAAGTAGAATCTACTATTATTGAAAAAAAAGAAAAAATATATACTATTAACTTTAAAATTGATACAATAATTTGAAATACTAAATATTTTTGAATTAGTAATGTTTCAAAAGAAATATATAATAGTTTAAAAGATTGATATTTTGTTAAAAAGTGAGATATAATTCTATTATAGAAAATCAATTAGTTAGATATTTAGTATCTTCAATATAATTACTTAAAGATTATAACAAAATGTCTCTAAAACTCCACATAAGAGATAAATATATTATTTACTAATCTAATAAATATCTATGTCTGCTATTAAACCAGAAACATTAGCTAAATATATTGGATTTCTATATGCTAGACCAGCAGGTTCTACTGATGTATATAAAAGACTTTCATCTATTAGATGATTAGTTTCTACTATAGATGCAAGTAAGATTGCTGAAGTAATTACTGATGATAATTGAGTTGTATTAAATGTTACTAGACCAATAACTACAATAGAGTGTGAATTATTAGAAAATATGGGTAGAGATACTCTTGCTTTTCTTTTTAGTTGAACTTCTACTAATGTAGCTTGAACTCCAGTAACTTGAGCAGTACAATCAATTTGAGCAGGATTTGCTTATAGTACAGCTTATGAAATTCAAAATCAAAATGCTAATAATGCACTTATTTCAGTATCTTCTGTAATAGGAAGTGTTGATTGACCTTTAGTTGTAGAAGATGATTATGAAGTTGTTATTGTAAATTGAGTTAGTTCAATAGTTATTAAAGATAGTACTACTGTAACTACAACTAATCAAACAATTACAATTACTTATGATTATACTCCTGCTACTTCTGAAAATTTTGTAATTGAAAATAAATCTACTGAAGTTAAGAACTTTGATGTTAAAATAGTTGCACCAGATTCAACTTGAAGAGAAATTACAGTTAGAGTAACTAATGCTAAATTCATGTCACCTTATAATATGTCTTTCTTAGATGTATTTCAAGCTGGAGATTTAAAATGAGCTACAATAACTTTCGAATCTAATGTTGGTTCTCAAACACTTGTTAATAACGAAATTCTTTCTTAATTAGAGAGCTAATCAATATAAAAATAGATGTATAGAAATATACATCTATTTTTTAGTTTTAACACTATTAAAAAGATTGTATATACTATTTATATTACTTTATATTTTAAACTTAAATTTGATATGGTTACTAAGAAAATTATAAAAAACTCTAAATCTTGAGAATTAAATACTAATATGATTATTACTTTAGAGAACTTTGAAAGTAAATATTTAGATCTATTTACTTATATAGCTAATCTATTTATTTCATATAAAACAATTAGTATTCCAGATTATATTACAAGTAGAAAAGATAAATTAGAATATTTAACAGATGATATTATACATATTTTACAAGAATGTTACTTTTTATTAACAGTACCTCCTAAAAATGTTAAGAAAACCAAGTTAGAAAATAAAAGAACTTCTGTATTAAAACAAATTACATCTACACATATATATTTACAAGTTGCTAAATATGCAAAACAATTAGAACATAAAAGAAATCAAGCTGAAAAATATCAAGTTTATTCACTGGATAATACTACATCAAATTCTGAATGAGAAGATACTAATTATTATGATATTCTTCCATCAGATAATAGTTATATTGAAGATACTTTTACTAATGAAGAGAATAAGTATTTAATTGATTTAATTAAAAGTTATAGTTGATCAAATCAAGAAATTCTTATATTATATAATAATATAATGAAAAAAAATATTCATTTACGAAGAAAACAAGATGAACAGTTTAATAAATGAAGTAAAATAGAATGAAAAAGAAGAGTAGCAATAAATTATAGAATAACAAAAGAAGAAGAACTTTTAAAAAATAAATTAGTTCAAATAATTAAATACGATTCTAAGATCTCAAGTAACTTTAAAAGTTACATTCTTGAGAAATTAAGTTAATTATAGTATATAATATAAAATATGAAAGAAGAATTAAAAAAGTTAATTAAAAAAGAATTTCAAATTGAAATTGAATGAAATATTATTACTTACCCTCAACTTTCTTACTATGAGTGTTTAGAATTTGATATCGAAACAGACTGAGATTCAGAAAAGATCAAAGAATGAATGTATCAATTATTAAATAAATATAGTAATTGAAAACTAAATAAAGAGTCTTTTTTTAAATTGGATTTAGTTAAACTTTGGGAAGTATTAGTAGATTCCGCTTTTAAATGATATTTTTATAAACAAAAGAAAGAAAAATCATTTGATGAAAAAGCAAAAGAAAAACTAGATAGAAAAATACCTTGGAGTTGATGGATTATATGATTTTCAGAAAGATTTCATCTAGATCCAACTGAAATACTAAAAAAATATACACCTGAACAACTGACTGAATATCAATCTTGAATTTATTATATAAATAATGAATTAACTGAAGAAGGTAAAAAAAGAAATGATAAAGATAATTTAAGAAAACAAGAAGAATATAAATTTGAAAATGATTTAGATACAGATTTAGAAATTTTAAAGAAAAATGAAGAAAAGATGATAAATAATTTAAAAGAAGATAATAACCTTAATAAATAAAAAATATATTATGATAGAAGATCTTGGATTTAAATTCAAAGCAGATACAAGTGATTTTGATAAATGATTTGCAGATGTTAATTGAAAGTTAGATACATTAGTTAAAAGAAGTTCATCTTGATGAATACTTTGAAATCTATTTAAATGATTTCTTTGATATAAAGCAATTAGTCTAGGTCTCGAATGATTACAATCAGTAACAACTTGAGCAGTACAAAAAGCAATAGATTTAGAACAAGCATTTCAAAAAGTAAAGAAAACATTAGTAGATCCATCTACATTTTGAGTAGTTAAACAATGAATCTTAGATTTATCTAAAACTATTCCTCTACCAATTGAAGAAATAGCTAAATTAGAAGAAATATTATCACAAACTTGAATATCTGATAAATGATTAAAACAAGCTACTACAACAGTTGCAGAATTCTGAGTAGCAGCAAATTTAGCTTGAGAAGAAGCTGCATTATGATTAACTCAGATGCAAAATGCTATGTGATTATCTGAAGATAAAATATCAAATATAGCAGCATCTGTTACATATCTTTGAAATACAACAGCTACACAAGAAACAAATATTTTAGAATATTGAAAAAGATTAGCTGCTTTAAGTAGTATTGCTAATTTTTCAGCTTGAGATATACTTTGACTATGAGCTTCTCTTGCATCTGTTTGAATACCAGCAGAAAGATGAGCAACAGCATTTTCTGCATTTGCTTGATCTATTGTATCAGCAGTAGCTAAATGATGAAATGAATTAAATACATTTGCTCAACTAGCTTGATTATCTGCAGATCAATTTAAAGAAGCCTGGAAAACAGATACAATGAATACTACATTAACAATTCTAAAAAAAATAAATGCTCAATGAGAAAATAGTTTATGAATTTTTGATGCTTTAGAGTGAAAAAATAAATTAAGAAATCAAACTTTTTTACAAGCAGCTAAAATAACAGATCAAATTACTAAAAATACTGATGCTTGAAATAAAGCTTATGCTGAAAATAATGCTCATGTAAAAGAATCAAATACACTATGGGAAACTACTGCATCTAAAATACAATTAGCAAAGAATGCTTTTGCTAAATTTCAAGATGAATTAGGAACAAAAATGTTACCTTTAGTAAATAAATTCTTAGATTTAATTGCTGGACCAAAATTTGCAAAAGCAATAGAAATTACGATAAGTTGATTACAAGTTTTATGAAATGCATTTCTTGTTACAGTTAATGTTGCAGATCAACAAATGAATAGATTAAGTTGAATTTTACTTTGATTATATGAAACTTGAAGATATCTTACTAAACAAAGTTCATTTAGTGAATTTCAGGATGAATTAGATAATATATCTAATGCTGTAGCAGAAGAAAATAGAGCTATAAAAAATAATTTAGCACAATGAATTACAGATTTTAAGAATTCAGTTACAGAGTTTTGAAAAGTATATGATTGAAAAATTGAAATAGCTAAAACAGCTGAAGAACAAATGAAAATTGATCAAGAAAGAATACTACAAGATAAATTAAAACAGAGTAATGATTATTTTGATACACTAATTCAACAAGAGAAAAACTATGCAAATTCTAAATCAAAGATATTAAGTGATTTATGAGTTGATACTAATTCTTTAGATAAAGAGATATCACAAAAAATAGCTGATTTACAAAAACAAAAGTTAATTTCTTGACAAAAAATACAATATTGAATAGTAGATTGAACTATTTGAGCTACTAATACTTCTTTAGAAGAAGATATATTATTACCAAAAGATCAAGCTGCTATTGATAAAAGAATTAAAGCTTTACAAGAATTAAAGAAAAATAGTAATGACTATACAATAGATCAATTACAAAATAATGATAGAATACGTTCTAATTTAATAGATTTACAACTTGAATACGAAGATTATAGTAATCAAGTTAAAGATTTACAAGATCAAAGATTAAAATCTACTACTAAGGAACAACAAAATAATATAGATACACAAATTAAGATTATCAACGATCTTAAAGTACTAAAAGAATCAGAAATCAATATTCAAAAAAATACTAGTAAAAATAATTATGATATTAAAATTAAAGAATTAGAAGATGCTAAATCAATAGCTGAACAAAAATCTAAAATTGAAGAAAATGCTGGAAATAAAACAGAAAGTAAAGTACAAGATCTAAGAGCTCAAAGTTTAAAAGCTCAAATTCAACAGTTAAAAGAACAACAATATTTAGCTGAAGAACATAGTACAGTTCTTTTAGATATTCAAAGAAAACAAAAAGAACAAACTTTAAAAGAGAAACAAGATGAATATGATAAACTTGAAAAAATGCAAGCTAGATTTTCAGAAAAGGTACAAGTCTCTAGAGATTTTTGAAGAGACTTTCTTTGAGGTCAAGCTTTTTCTGCATACAGATCAGCTTTAAGTTCTTGAAAATGATTAAATACTACAGACTTACAAAGTACATCTTGAAATTGAGTTAATATCTGAGTAGTTAATGTAACTGATAATACTGCTGTAACAAAATTAAATAGAACTATTTGAGTTTGATTGATGTAGTAAAATTTACTGTATATAATATAGTAATAGAACAATATTTAAATTATAAGTATAAAACAAATGATTATTCGTAAAATTAAATTAGTTAGATTTCCCGATCAAGATAATGAAGTAATTTATGATTTCTCTGATGATAATGCTTTAACTACACAAGTTGTAATAAACCAAGCTGAATTTACTGGAGATTTAAGAACTGATATTAAAAATAATAATGTTAAAAATTGATGAATAGTTTGAAATTCATTTTGATCTCCTAGATTATTTACTTTTAGATGACAAGTATTTTGATGAACTCAAGAAAAGTTAAAGATTTGACAAGAAAATCTTAAAAGAGCTTTAGCACCTTGAGTTGATCTACAAGATTGATATAATTTAAAACTTCTATTTACACTTGATGATAATTTAGAATACTTTACTTATGTACAACCTTATAAACTTCCTAATTTTACTAAAACAGATGAACAGTTAATAATTAACTTTGAATTTGATTTAGTATCTGATAGATTTGAATATGCTTTAAATGATCCACAATCTTTTACTCTAGAATTAACTTGATCTACTACTTCTCGTTGATTTACAGCTACTACTGATTGAACTTGATTAACTCCCGTAAGTATTAAACTTACTACATCAGTTTGATTAGTTAATCCTAAAATTAAAAATTTAGTAACTTGAAATTATTATAAGTTAAACTATACTATACTTGGATGAAGTGAACTAGTAGTTAATTTTATTCCAAACTGAGATCCTTTAATCTATATTACATCTGGAGCTGTTCTAAAATTCTATAGAGCAAGTTGATCTACTTCATTATACTTAATAAATTGAGATAATGATTTTGAAATTACTACTGATAGTGACATGTGAACTTGTAGTATGACTATTGAATATAATTCTTACTTTATTTAATATAATAAAAAAGATATAAATGTGAAAAAACTATATTATAAAATTTTATAATCCATTTACATATACAGATTATACTACACAAATAGTTGAATTTGAAAGTTCTAATTTACTTAATGCACAAAGTACTTGTAAAATAACTCTATCTGATAATCTTTGATTTACAATCCAAAAATTTGATAGATTCCAATTGATTAAACCTAGTAATTGACAAGATATTATTCTTTTTGAATGATATGTAGAAAATATTACAGCTACTATTTGAACTTTAGTTATAGACTGAAAGTGATTGAGAGAACTATTACAATATAAGTTAGTATTAGAAGATAAGATTTATACTTTACAAACTCCAGAAGCTATTATACAAGATTTATTATTTACTTGGAATTCTAATACATTTTGATCTATTTGATTAGATGTAGTAGATTTACCTTTAGATTATGTTGTAACAATAGAAGTAAAAAATTGAGAGAGTATTTATAGTGTATTAGATAGATTATCAAAATTAAGTTTATCTTTTGTATTTACTATGACATTTTGATCTATAGTAGTAATTTCACAATTAGCTTGAACTGATAGAACACAAAATAATTCAGATTTTGTTAGATTCGTTTATAATAAAGAAGATAAATTAAGTAATAATATTACAAATCCTACTTCTACTAGTACTGATAAATATAATATTATAATTTGACAAAATAAAGTTGTTGAAAATGATAGATATGCGTTAATGGATGATACTCCATCATTTGAAAGTATCTGACTATATTTTATGTATGAGAATTGATATATTGAATGATCTCCTATTCCAGTTGGTCAAGCACAAATATGATTACTATTAGATACATATAAACAAGAAGTTAGAATACTAGACTTATCTATTATACAGAATTTAACAATATTATTAGAACTTGGTGATAAAGTGTCAGTTAGTATTGAAAATTGTTGACCATATTTAGATTTTATTTGAGATTGATATATTATTTGAAAAAATATAGATCTAATAAATTGAGCTGAAAATATTACTTATAAATTTTGAGGAACTATATTACAAAAGATTCCAAATCTAATACAACAACTACAAGAATTAAAGTGATGAATAAATACACAAAAAGATTTAAAAACTACAAATCAAGCTAAACCACAATTATTAAATTAACAATAAACTATGTCAGTTGAAATAGATATAACACCTACACCACAAACTACTCCAACAGTAGAACAGTGTACTTGAACTAAGTGAAAACACTTTACTAGTACTTCTAGTGAAGAAGTTTTTGTATCAAAATGAGATTGAACATATTTTAAAATTTGATGAAATTGAGTAAGTTGTTGAATTGATAGTTATAGTTTATCTAATAGTGAATATTTAACTTGAGTATGAACTGCTCATATGATAGATACACTAGATATTAACTCGACTCATTATTTAACTATTCATAGTAATAGTATATCATATAATTCTCAAACAACTCCATCATCTATTCCTAAATTTCAATTAACAAATAAATCTACACTAGTAGTTGATTCATCAGTTAACTTTCCTTATTGGACATTTTGAAATACTTGATTTTCTCAAGATGTAAAAAAACTTGAAGATAATAAATTTCTTTATATTTATAAATGAAGAAAAGAAATTGATTGAGTACCTTGAACTTATCAAAGTTATTTAAATGCAGTAATTGGAACTATTAGTTGAACTACTATTACTTTTTCATCTGAATATTTCATTTCTTGATATACACCTGAACCTAAAAGTATTGAATTAAGTACTTGAAGATATTTAGTTACATATTTATGATATGATTCCTTATCAAATCCAGCTTTACTTTGAAGAGTAATAAATATTTTTTGAACTACTATTACAGTTAGTGATTATTCTGAAGAAAAATCAATTTTTTATAATATTCCAACATTTTATGATTATTGAATGTATCTAAATTGATATAGATTACAAAAAATTGAGGATAATAAGATTTGAATAGTTTTATCTCTTTCAAGTTGATTATGATATACATCTAGTGAATCAAATAGAAGTAGAATATTAACAACAAGTTGAGATATAATTACTCTATATACTGAAAATACTGATACTAATGTATGATTTTGAAGAACATTTTCATATAGAGAATGAACTACAGATTATTTATGAGTACTTTGATGGTATAATTGAGCTGTGTTTTATTGACGATTAGTAAATTGAGATCAATTATGATATAAAGTATATAGTATTAACTCTTCTACTAATGAATTAACATCTATAGCAGTATGATCTTTAGATTATAGTAATTATACTAGTTTTAGTTTTTCACAATTAGAATTAAGAAAATATAGTGAAACACAACAAATTCTTCTATATAGATGAGAAGATCTAACTTGATTTCAGTTATGAGAAAATATAATAAATACATCTAGTTCTTGAATTACTAAATGATTTTGAGATAAAACTCATATTACTGATTATGCTATATGAACTACTAATAATAGAATAGCTTTTCTAACAGAATGAGTTACACAAAATAGTATAATAGCTTACACAGAGTATTCATCTCTTAGAATAGTTAAAAGAATATGAAATTTATCTTGAACTAAATCACCTTGTGAATTATTAGCTGAAAAGGTAGATAAAGTAGATTGAATGTGATTATCAGAAAATAACTTCTCTGATGCTGATAAATCTAAATTAGATAGTTTAGTATGATGAGATTGAATAGTTTCATTTTTATTATCGACTATAACTCCTACACTAGAATATATATCTGAACCTATAAGTACATATGATTATAGTATACACTGATATACTTATTGAACTGAAATAGTAGTATATAATAAATATACGATAATAAATACTAAGTGAAGAACTTTATTAGTTACACTTTTAGATAATATAAATTGAGAAATTGAAACAAAAATAGAACAAACTTCTTCTAATTTAGTATTATACTTTAAATTTTGAATTGATATTACTTGATTTACAGTTACTTACTATTAAACTTAATCTACTCTCCGTAACGAGATTAAACTATTTATTTTATTAACTTTTAAAACTTATGTTAAAAAAGTTTTTTACTTGAATCGTCTTTCAAGGTTGAGTTAAGATTAAAAATCTTATTCTAGATTGATTTGCTGGACCTGGTTCTGCTGCAGTTTGATCTCTTGTTTGAAATTGAGCTACATTTCATCCTGGTTTAGTTTTAGCTAATGAAAACTTTGCTGTTGATGAATTAGTTACTTCTTTAGATAGATGATTTCTTTGACCTGTAACACATATTACAGATTGAAATTTAGATTTATCTACTTTTACATCAGCTTGATGAACTATTAGATGAGTTGCTGTAGCAGATTGACAAGTAGTATATGTAGCAAATCAAACTACTACATCTGAAAATGGATTTTATGCTATGAGTACAACTACACATCTTCTTACTTTAATTAGAACTTTTGATGCTGCTTCACAATGAAATTTTATATATCCAGCACACGATTCTAGTAATCTATATATTTTTAAATATAATGGTACTAGTTGATCTATTACTGCAGTAGGGTGAACAGCTTGAGCTACAGTTAAATATGTTGAAACAGTAGTTTCTCAAACTACTGTAACTATTAGTGCTGCTACTCATTGAATTACTTCTCCAGTAGTACAAATTAAATGAACTGATAATATAGTTGTAGATGCTCAAATTGAAATTCAAGATGATCATGATGTAATTGTTACTTTCTCAGAATCATTTAGTTGAAAAATTACTATAGTATAATAGAACATACTTCTTTTAATTGATATTCAATAGTTAATACTTTTTGACTATATTATATCATCTAAAGAATAAAAACTTGTTAAATCAAAGAATTTTAAGTTTTAAGATCATAGAAATATGATCTTTTTTTATTGTTCAATTTTTATATTTTACTAAGAGTTACAAAAAAAGAAACTTTTATATAAAATTATATTGTATTAAGATTTATTTACTAACTATTTATATATGAAATCAAATACAAAATCTAAAAAATGATTATTTATGAATTATATTACATTTGAGAATGAAAAGAACTTTTATAAGTTTTTTGATTCACTAAAATCTTTAGTTAGATCTAAATATTGAGTTAATAATAGAGAAGATCAAGAAGATATTATATTTAGTACTATTATTTCATTACAAAATTATAATAAAAAGAATCATAGATCAAGTTCTTCTCAAGATCAGATTTTAAAAACTTTAGAATATAAGTTTGATACTTTTATACGAAAAAATAAAAAGAATTGAAATATAGTAAGTGAATTAGAAGTTAAAGATGAACATTGAAATCTAGTTTATACTAAAACTTGAAGAATAAAAAAAGATTATATTTGGATACAACAGATTAACTCTAAAGTAGTAACTGATGAATGAGAAATAGATTTAATTGAAAATTTATCTCAAGATCAAGACTTTTTAGATATAAATAAAGATAATTATCAATTTAATAAACTCGATATCTACTTTTTATTAAGATATATTGAAAAAGAACTTTGAAAAAAGAAAAGAGATATTTTTGATCAATTAACTAAATGATATACAAATAAAGAAATTTGAAGAAATCTTTGAATTACTCCAGATTATGTAAGAGAGAAGTTAACTATTATAAAGAAATTTCTAGAAGAAAATAAAGAGAAGTTTATTTAATAATTATATAAAAATATATGTTAGAAAATGTAATTACAATGTTTCATTGATTTATGATCAAAAAGTGAAACAGTATTCAAGTTGGTCTTGAAAGTAAATGAATTTGTTTTCCATATATTGAAATTTATTATGATACAACTAAAGAGAGAATTAAATTAAAAAGTTTAAGACATTGATTTATTGATGTTTGATGATTTGAATATGATTTTATATCTCATATTAAACAAGTAGTATGAAAAGTTAATTTAGAATTATATGAATCTAAAAATAAGAAATGAATTAAACAACCAATTACTAAAAAAGAAATACTAAATTTATTAGTAGAATGAAAAAAAAGAAATAATTAAATAAAATTATATTATCAATAAGTTAATACATCTAATATAAATTTATAAATTAGTTCGATATTAACATAAATTGATATAAAATAAATATTATACTTTAACTATTAACAACTTATGTATAAAGCAGTAGAAAAAGAAGTTCAATTACTTTTTATTCAGAATGACATTAAAATATTAAAACAAGAAATAGATCTCTTTGATAAAGTTCTTAAAAAAGTTAAAATTGATCTAATTTCTACTTTAAAAGAAAGTTTAATTCTTGAAAACGTTTATATAACTTTAAAATCAAGAAGACAAGAAGAATATTTAAAGTTAGAAGAACTTGAATATAATGAAATAAGATTACAAAATGAAATTTACTCTAAATAATTTATATTTTAATTTAAAAAAGTATTATGTATAAAAATGAACAAGGTGAACTACCTGAATGAATGAGAATTAAAGCATTTAGTGAATACAGAACATATAAACAAAGAGATGAAGCTGATTATTATAAGTTTATGGAATCTCTTACAGAAGAAGAATTAGATGATATAAGAAACTCAAGAAGAAAAATAGAAAAAACAAAAGAAGGAGTTAGATTTTTAGTAAATAAATTGATAGTAGATTAAAAAAGAAATAATTAAATAAAATTATAATAGAGTTAAACTTCTCTACTAAAAAGTTAATTTATATTTTAAATTTAATCTATATATGAAAGTTAAAAATACATTGATTCAAGAAAGAAATTCTAAAATAATAGAATTCTATATTAGTTGATATAAATTAAAAGAAATCATTCCTATAATGAATCAATTATGATATAATATTACATTTGATATTGTACAGAATGTAGTTTGAAATCATAATGAGAAAGTTTCACAATTAAACTATTCAGATAGAAAAATAGTATCTACAGAAAAGTCTTTAATTAGAAGTAGAGAAGAAAGTAATTTTCAAAGAAAGATAAATAGAGAAATTTTAAAAGAAGATATTAAGAAAGAAGATATATATGAATTAGTTAAAGAATCAATAAGTAAAGAAGTTAAACCAATTAAAGTAACTCCTTATAAAGTTAAAGAAAGTTGAAGTAAAGTATTTCAACTTACTGATATACATATTTGAAAGAAATGAACAACTATACTTCAAGAAGGTGAAATATTAACAATTCAAGATAGATTAAATATTTTAGCAAATGATATCTTAACTTGTAAAGAAAATAATATAGTATTAGCAATTACAGGAGATCTAAATGAATTGATGTCACAAGTTGAAAAACATTCTTGAATGAGATTAACTTTAGAACTTCAAACATATGTTCAAAATCAAGAGTTTACTAAGAATTGGCTTATTTGACTACTAGAAGAAGTAAGAAAAAGAAAAAAGAAAATTACAATTATTTTACTACGTTGAAATCATGATGTAGTTACAAAGAATAAAGATGATGATCTTCTTTGAATTCCAGTTTATGAACTTTCAGAATATTTAAAAGCATATTATAGAAATGAAACTAATATAAAGATTATATTTGATCCATATTCTAATAGAGTAGTTTATAGAGAGTTAAAAGAAGTAGATTTATCTTGTTCACATTGAGAAAACTGAGAAAACTGAGTTAAAGCAAAAGATCTTAGAGTAAAATATAAAGAAATGAAAGAAAAATATATGATCTTCTTAACTTGACATCGGCACGAAGGTAAAATAGAATATTATTTTAATACTGCTAAAGTAATTTGAATATGATTTGCTTGAGGTTGAGATTATGATGATAAAAAATGATTATATTGAAATAATGGATATACAGTAATTGAATTCTTTAATTGATTTCCTCAAATTAGTTTTAGAATTACAGATTAGTTATTAAGAGTTAGACTTCTCTTCAAAAAAGTCAATTTATATTTTAATTTAAAATAATATGAAATATCAAATAACAAAAGAAGAATTAGACAAATATGGTCTTTATGAAGACAAAAATAATAATATAGTTAAAAAAGAAACATTATTATATTTATGAGAAAAAGATCAATTTATATGAGAGAATATACTTTATATATGTGATAACTGTGATACATATTTTAGTATATATACTACACCAGTTTATAATAATAGACAGATACCTAAATATTGTCCTAAATGTTGATTAAAATTTCAAGAAGATTTCTGAAAATAAATATTAAAGATCACTTAAAATGTGATCTTTTTTATTATAAATTCATATTTTACTATAAGATCTAAAAAAAGAAATAATTAAATAAAATTATATTATAGAAAGTTAATACAATAATATAAGTAATAAATTATTCGATAATAACTTCTCTATAATTACTTAAAACTTTATATTTTAATTTAAAAAAGATTATGTGAAAAAGTTTTTTCGAAGAACCTAATTTTATAATTGATACTTCTCTAATGAATATAAAACATAATAAGAGAAAGAGTAAGATTATTATAAATCGATTTAAAGTATCTAGTTTAAATGATATTCCTAAATCAGAAATTATACTACTTAATAACTAAACTAACATTATGCAAGAAAGAATACCAACTAGTAAGTTAATTACTAAACAACACGATATATTTGAATATCACTTATATCAATGAAATTATACTAATGATTTCACTTTAATACTTTGATGAGGTCCTCATACGAATAATAAGAAATATATTGAAAAGTTTATAGAAGAAAATTCAGATCAGAATTATATCTTAATTGAATATAGTTACGATTTAACGAAATGATTTACTACTCATTATCTTCTAGAATGAATCGTTAATCTTCTATCTTATGAACAAGTAAAAACTAGTAAAATCATTTGATTTTCATTTTGATCTTATTTGACTATACAATTAGCTAATTCTTATTTACCCTTTGTAGATCAATTAGTTTTAGGTGGTTTTCTATATACTTATAAACAATTAGATAACGTATATCAAGAGTATCAAGATAAAGCTAACGAGAATTGAGAAACTATCGATTTATTAACAAGAGATTTAACTTTAATGTGAGTAAAGAAAGAAGATCATAAATTCTTCAAAACTAATACACAAGATAATAGATTACAAAGATACTTTGAAGATAATAAGTACTTTGAAACTAATCGTAATCATCTTAATAGTAGTATGAAAGATAAAGAATATATATTCTTAAGTAATGAAGATGATAAACTTACTCCAAAAGAAAATATATATGAGTATTTAAAAGAAGTATACTGAAGTTGATGAACTTGTAAATGAGAGATTATAATTAAAGAATGACCTCATTCACTTAGTACTTTTATTTCTACAATATGTAGAATTCTTTATAAATAATACTGAAACCTAAAAAAAGAAATAATTAAATAAAATTATTATATAAGAAAAATTTAAACGATTAGTTTTCTTATACTTTATATTTTAATCGAATATAGCTGAAAGAGCTAATTATATTATGTTAAAATTACCTAAAGACTATTGAACATTACAATATGTTATTAGACAATTTGAAAAGATCGAAAAAGATATTAAAAAAAATTGAAAAACAATTATTAAAGAAATTTATAGAGATCATTATTTTCAAGAGATTCAATTATTTTTTCAAATTCTTTTTAATTTTAAATTACATACTCTAAGTGTAGATCTTATAAAAGATATAAAAAAATCTAAACTTAATTTTCGTCTTAATATTCCAATGAACTCTCTTTGTGAACATATTAAAAAAAATAGTTATATAGAAGATTAAATATAAAAGAGTTAGACTTCTCTCTAAAAAGTCACTTTTTATATTTTAATTTAAATAAAGATGTTAAAGAAAGAAGAATACTTTGAAGATTATTCAGAATGATTTCAAAGTATAATAAACTTATGAAAGTTAGTATCTAGAGATAGAAAACAAAAGATTAAACTGATGATCTGAGAGAGTATTATGAATACTTTTAATAATAGTAATATTTCTAAAGAAGATTTACAAGATGCTATAATAGATTTAAGTAAAGATATTATAAGAAAAAGAAAAGAGTTAAAATA